GACGACGTCACCTGAACCTGCGCCTTCAACGACAACTGCAACGACAACTGCCGCGAAGGACTTAAGCCCGGAAGACCTTAAGCTCGCCGGCGATATCCTGAACCGAGACTGGACAGCCGATCTACCAGACGACCTGAAGGAAACCGGTAAGCGGTTCACTTCTAAAGCCGATGCCGTGCGCGCCATCATTGATCTGCGCAAACGCGAGTCGCAGGTACGCGTACCCGGTAAAGACGCGAAGCCAGAAGAGATTGCCGCCTATCACAAGGCCATCGGTATTCCAGAGAAACCAGAGCTCTACGAATTCCCAGAATTGCCGGAAGGTTTGGAGTTGAACGACCAGGTCAAGGAATCACGTGCTCAGTGGAGCCAGCGATTCCATGCATTGGGTATTCCAAAGCAAACCGCATCTGAGTTGTCGAAACTAGCCAACGAAGACGCCGTACGACAGGCACAGGCGCAGATCGAGTCCGACAAGGCTTTCGCCACGCAGCAGGAAGCCGCCCTGCGCAAAGAATGGCCGGGCGAGGAATACGATCGCAACAAGACGCTCGCCAACAACGCCTTCCGTGAGATATCCAGTCGTGTTGGTGTTAACGTTGAAGCACTCGCGCAGATCGAAATGAAAGACGGTAGGTTCCTCATGGATCGCGCCGAAATCGTTCGCATCTTTGCGGCGATAGGTCGCGAGATGTCAGAAGGCACGCTTGGACCAACGCTGACAGAATCCGAAGCCGATTCTATCGATGATCAGATCAGTGGCGTGCGCGCGCAGCAGCAGGAAGCGCAGGCGTCTGGCGACAGCAAACGCGCCAACAAGCTCTACCAGCAAGAGCAGGCGTTGATCGGGAAGAAGGCAGGCAATAAGCCTGTGGTCGGTTCGCGCGGTCGGATGGTTTGACAGTTGACAAACATGCTTTGATAGTTTTTAATTATAGATAAGTAATTTTTAATAGTTTTTGTAAAAGACGGCTCACCCGGATTCCCGGCCCCGTCAAAGCGAAGCACCTCCCAAGCCCCGAACTGGGCAGAGGCGGCCCCTCGAAAGAGGCTCACCCGCCGACAGATTGGTTCGGCTCACCTGAAAGAGTGTGTCCAGACTCAACCATTTTTGGTTTTGAGAGGGCATTCTCATGTCTACGAGTATTGATACCGCCTTCGTCACGAGTTACGAAGCGAAGGTGCACGAGGTCTTCCAGCGCGAAGGCTCGTATTTAAAAGACGCTGTACGCGTGAAGGACAACGTCATCGGTTCCACCGCCGTCTTCCAAAAGATCGGCAAGGGAACGGCGACGACCAAAGCGCGGCACGGCACGATCACGCCGATGAACCAGACCCACACGGCGCCCAGCGTAACGTTAGCGGATTTCTACGCAGGCGATTGGGTGGACAAGCTGGATGAGGCCAAGACCAACATCAACGAGCGCGACGCAATCGCCTCGGGTGGTGCCAAGGCCTTGGGCCGTAAGGTCGACGACCAGATCACGACTGCGCTCGATGCAACGACACAGACCGTGATCACGTTGACCGTTACGTCGAAGGCCACGGTGTTGGCAACCGCGATTGAGTTCGCAGAAGCCGCATGGGACAACGACGTGCCGAATGACGGCCAAGTCTACGCTGTCGTGACGCCTCGTTATTGGTCGCAGTTGATGACGCTTGATCAGTTCCAGCGAGCGGAGTACGTAGGTGCAGACGGCCTTGAGTTCAAGCGCGGTCCCGCAGTCGGTAAAGGCAAGTGGAAGGACTGGATGGGCATCAAGTGGAAGATGCAAACCGGTCTTCCAGGTGCCGGCACCGCGACCGCCAAGGCCTTCATCTGGCACAAGATGGCCATCGGCTACGCAGTCGCGCAGTCGGCCGGCAACGTCGCAGGCCAGGAGTCGGTTGCTGCCGACATCACCTGGCACGGTGACCGCGCCGCGCACTTCGTCAACCACATGATGAGCGGCAACGCTCTACTGATCGATGACACCGGCGTCATTGAGGGCAACCTCAACGACACGACTGCCATCGTGACGTCGTAAGGAGGATGACATGGCTTTCGTTATTGCTCGTTTGAGAAATTTGACGTGTCAACCTCCTGGCCGAAACATCTATCGATATGACACCGACGGAACCGTCGATGACGTCGATGACGTGGAAACGGCTGGGTTTTTCAACAACAAGGACGACGACGTTAATCTGCAGATCGGTGATCGGATCGATGTGTTCGAATGGTCCGCTGTTCCTTTCGCTGCAGGATCGACGCTGACCAACGCGTTACAGTTCGTGGTGACGAATGTCATTGCGAATGACGCGGCGGCCAGTGCCGGCAACGTGAACATTGCACAGGTCTTCTTGACCACGAGCTTGTTCTCGTCCGGTACGTAAAACGTTGTCTGATAGTGAGTACGAGGGCGGAGCATTGCGCTCCGCCCTTTTTATTGCCCGTACGAAACGCGGTGGCGGCAATGCTTCACCGATTTACCCGCGCAGGCATTCAGGCCCGGCGATAGTCGCTGGCTCGGCTTGGTCTCTGCACGATGATCTTAAGGCGGCACGCGCTGTCGTCGGAGATGTGCCTGTCATTGCAGTCAACGGTTCGGCGAGAGAAGTAAAAGCGATCGCATTGTTCTCGTATCACCCGCAGCGCTTCATAGAAAGAGGCTGTGAGTGGATCAGACATCAGCGACAAATGTTTGGTGATGATTTCACCGTACACGCGTCTCGGTTAGAACCAGGCATGCCTTACATCCAGTATTGGTGGGAAGACGCACGCGGTAGTGGCAGTTCGGCGTGGGGCGCCAGAAAGCTTGCCTGGCTAATGGGCTTTGATCCAGTCGTCTTAGTCGGTTGCCCGCTTGAACCCGGAAATTATGCTGGCGACAGGCCCGGCATGAACATGACGCGAGACGTCATCGTCTCGCAGTACGCACAACAAATAGCTGACGACAAAGACTGGCATGACGGAGCGTACTCGATGAGTGGACGAACGAAAGAGATTCTGGGATCACCGTGCTGACGGTTGCATGCGTGTTCAAAGAAAGCGATACGTACAAGCGATCACACGTCGACAGGCTTGAGCGCATGGTCGCCGAGCACATGAGTCAGCCATACAAGTTCGTGTGTGTTGACGATTCTCCGTTTCCCGGCTGGTGGGCAAAGATCAGTTTGTTCGATCGCTTCAGTGGCCGCGTGTTGTATCTTGATCTAGACACGACCGTGATTGGCTCGCTCGACGCGTTAGCGAACTATCCATCGCCGTTCGCCATCGTCGAGAATTTCAAAGAGATCAGGGAAAAAAACAAGGCACCATTCAATAGCTCGGTGATGTCGTTCGACGCCGAGCGTGTAAGGCACCTGTTTAAAGATTTCACACCTGATGTGATGGATCGTTTGAACGGCGATCAGGATTGGATTTCAGAGCGCATCATCGGCGCTAACACGTTTCCAACGGACTGGTGCGTATCTTACAAAGTAAGACGTTACTTGAAATTTAAGTCTCTACCGAAAGACGCACGCGTAGTTTGCTATCACGGATTTCCAAAGTGTTGGGATTTACCAGATGAAGATCTTGAAGGGTTTACTGTTGCATGATTGATATCGTTCTGATTCACCCCGGCGCCGCGCGCGTCATCTACCAAGGCCTAGCCGACGATCTCACCGCGATAGAACCGCCAACGTGGGTGCGCATGATAGCCGGTTGGCTACGTGATCGTGGCGTCAAAGTAGGCATCATAGATCAAGAAGCCGAACATCTTTCTGTCGCCGAAGTAGCGTTACGCGTTGAAGAGTCAGGAGCGCCGTTCGCAGCGATAGTTGTTGTCGGACACCAACCGTCAGCTTCGACACAGCAGATGACGGGTGTACGAGCATTGGCTGAAGCGTTAGTGCCGTTACGCGTGAAAACTATCCTAGTCGGGCATCACCCGTCTGCGCTACCGGAACGCACGCTTGAAGAAGAGCCAGTAGATTATGTTTGCGATGGCGAGGGTCCGAAGACGTTGCTAGGCCTGATCAACAACGAACCGCTACCGAATATCGACGGCCTAGTTTGGAGAGACAACGTCATCGTCAAGAACAGGAGAGCCGCACTCCTGCCGATCGACGAGTTGCACGGCGATGTCTGGGACATCCTGCCGATGAACAGATATCGCGCCCATACATGGCAATGTCTCGATGGCAGTCCACGACAACCGTATGCGTCTATCTATACGACGTTGGGCTGCCCTTTCAAGTGCTCGTTCTGCATGATCAACGTTTTCCAGCACGCTAATACGTACCGTCGCCGCACGCCGGCTAAGGTCGTCGAACAGATTGATCATCTTTACCGAGAGTACGGCGTCAAGACGTTCAAGATAGCAGATGAGATGTTCGTGCTCGATACGATGCACTACATGTCTATTTGTGAAGGCTTGGCAAAGCTGTCATATGCCGATGAACTAAGCATCTGGGCATACGCGCGTATCGACACAGTGAAACCAGGGACGCTGCGGCTGATGCGGCGCGCCGGCATTCGTTGGCTCGCGCTTGGCATCGAATCTGGTTCCGCGCACGTCAGGGACGGCGCCGAGAAAGCACTCGATGACAACGACATCCGCGCGACGGTTAGTGCGATCCAGGCGCACGGCATAAACGTCATCGGCAACTTCATATTTGGCCTGCCGGACGATACGCACGAATCCATGCAGCAGACGCTCGCGCTTGCCAAGTCTCTCGACATTGAATTCGCGAACTTCTACTCGGCAATGGCGTATCCAGGATCTAAGTTGTTCGACCAAGCACGCGCCGAGGATCTGCCGGCGTCGTGGTCTGGTTACAGCCAGCACTCGTTCGATACCAGACCGCTACCGACAGCGACGCTATCGAGCGCAGAGGTTCTGGGTTTCAGAGATCGTGTGTTTATCGATTTCTTCACCGATCCTGATTACCTGTACTCGATTGAGCGTAAGTTCGGCATGCGTGCAGCGGACCATATTCGTTCGATGACAGATAAACCGTTGCCACGAAAGTTGCTATCAGCGGCATGAACAAAGACGAACTGATAGCGTTTGAAACTTCGATAGCTGACGAGTTCAACGCTGGCAAGATTCCGTATCCGATTCACTTGGATAACGGCAACGAAGACGCGCTGATCGACGTCTTCAAATCGGTTAAGCCGAAAGACTGGGTATTCGGTAGCTGGCGCCTGCACTACAAAGCATTGCTGAAAGGCGTTCCGCCGGATGAACTGCGTGCGGCCATCCGTCGCGGCGAGTCGATGGCGCTGCGGTTCGACGAGCATCGCTTGTATGGCAGCGCCATAGTTGGCGGCACAGTACCTATTGCACTCGGAACAGCTTTGTCTATCAAGCGTCGTGGTAGGCAGGAACACGTCTGGCTTTTCGTCGGCGACATGGTATGGCATTCCGGCATCTTGCACGAAACCATGAAGTACGCCGAGAACTTCGATTTACCGATGACGGTAGTTGTTGAGGACAACGGTGTATCTGTGTGTACCGACACGCGAGAAGTATGGGGCGTTGATCGACCAATTTTGTGCAACACGCCAGGGATTGAAATCATACGTTATCAATACCGTAGCAAGTACCCGCACGCCGGCGCAGGGCAACGTGTTCAATTCTAATCGGACGGCATTGACGTGAAAATAGCAGAGCGTGTCGAGGCAGCACTTTACGGAACCGTTCATCACAGAGAAGGAGATTTCCTAGCTGTCGCAGCCGAAGTTCTTGGAATGACACAAGAGGATGTTGACTTAGAGATTGCACGAGAACGGTCCGATGTTAGCAATTTAACAGTCAGAATGAACTACCGCCAAGCTCTTGTTGCCGCGATGTTAGAAGTAGCGCAAGACCCTAACGTTGTTTTCATGGGTCAAGGCGTGCGCGATCCAGGAACGTTCATGTCGACGACATTGACGCATGTGCCGATGGCACAACGATTAGAACTTCCGGTCGCAGAAGAGTTACAGCTCGGAATGAGTATCGGTATGGCACTGACTGGATATGTGTCGGTATCTGTGTTCCCGCGTTGGAATTTTTTCGTCGTCGCCGCAAGTCAGGCGATCAATCACCTAGATAAGATGCAGCCGCACGTCATCGTGCGAGTAGGTGTTGGTTCTACGACACCGCTGTATCCAGGTCCGCAACACGTTGGAGATTTTTCTGAAGCCTTCCGTTTATTAATGCCCAATACAACCATCGTGAGATTAGAAAATGCCGAATCAGTTGTCAGCGAATATCGCGCCGCCCTCAATAGAAAAGGACCAACTGTACTCGTCGAGTTCGCCGACCGGTATGCGGGTTAAGCTTCACGAACCTACCTTCGGCGATGAAGAGATCGCCGCCGCTGTTGAGGTATTGCGTTCGACGAACGTGACGTCTGGTCAGAAAGTTAAGACGTTCGAGCGAGAGTTCGGCGAACACGCAGTGCTTTGCAATTCCGGGTCATCCGCAAACCTGTTGGCAATCGCGGCCCTCACCAATCCGGTGACAGAGAATCGCTTGCAGCCAGGCGATGAGGTTATCGTATCGGCGTTGTCATGGTCGACGACGGTATGGCCTCTGGTGCAGCACGGCCTTGTCCCTGTCATCGTCGACATCGATCCGGATACGTTGAACATCGACACCGCACAAGTTATGCGGGCGATGGGACCGAAGACGCGGGCCATCATGCCAGTGCATGTTTATGGCAATCCGTGTGACATGAATTTTCTGTCAACGCTCAAGGCGCAGGGTATTTGCGTCATTGAAGATTGCTGCGAGGCCTTCGGGGCATCGGATGGCGAAAGGCCTGTCGGTTCAGTTGGTGACATGGCGACGTTCAGTTTCTACTTCTCGCATCACATGACCATGCTGGAAGGCGGTCTTGTGATTGCTAAGAC